ATAAACAAGACGTTATAGCCCTAGCAAAAGCAATCGGTATAACAGCGGAGGATTTGAGGTGAGTAAAAAATCTAAAATATTATTTGCGCTAATGGTTGTTAGTTATCTATCAACATTTTTTACGGTTGATATATCTGTTTACATCAGCCTGTTTACTAATTTACTGGTAACTTTACCGTTAATTATATTTTGTTTTCTATCAATAAGGAGTGATAACAAATGACCCACTACAACGAACAAAGAGAGGAAGAAATGAAAAAGCGCGAAGAAAGACTCGAAGAGCTACGCAAGCAGCGTGATGAGTTGGATAAAATTATTGATGAGATGGAGAAGGGTGTCAACCCTCCCCCTCAGCCAAAATAGTCTCAACATCGCTAACAGTGCAGCCACCTCTAACAAGTATACGGATTGCTTCATCGCGTCCGTATATACCGCTTAAGAAATTATCTCTTACTTCTTTTTGCTCTTGCGAAGTCATCTTACTACGCGCAAAGTCAGACGGTAGATTAATCTCGATTAAGCCCAAATTATCTTCGATTTGGTCTTGTCCTATTTGCCCCTCAAACATTAGGCAGTATAGACACAAGCGGCGGAAACAATTTTCTAAGTTATCGGCAAGCGTTACAAGTCTACTAGTCACTTCGCTTGATTCGTTTTCGCTTTGTGTTGCTGTCTTAGTTGACTGGCCATTTTCACTTGGCCATACGCCACCATACGCCATGATTTTTGATTTGTTCGCGTCAAAATAACGCTCGAATCCTTCTAGCGTGATAGAAGGGTTAAGCGTGTCCATTGTCACGCCTTCGGGCAAGTTATTCATAGCACGAGCACCGAATGCGATATAATCGCGCCCGTTGTTCATTAACTGGAATTGTTCCCACCCTTGAGTGGTCCAGCCAGTCGTGTAGCTGGTAGGGCAAATATTCTTTATGGTTTCTTTGTAGTCAGCGCTAACCCGATAACGCTCAAGACAAGCTGTAGCAATCGGCGACAACATGCCAAGCTGTTTAGGCATTTGCCCTGCTTGTATCTCGCAATCACTAACAATTGCAACAGGTAGCCATTTAAGTGGCTTACCGCTAACCGTTACATAGTTTTGCTCAGCCATATCTTGGCTGGTTTCATCGTCGAACTTCTGCCAGTAATAATTTCCGTCATCATCCAATGCCATCACTAAATATTCCGTGACTATTTCACGCGCACCGGATTTAACGTTTAGCTCATTGCGGCACTCAACCATCTTTAAATAGGATAATTGCAACACACCATTAATCCGCTTAAAGTCCCAATCAATGACAGATTCGCGGTTATATGATTTGATTGCAGCGCGAATGTTACGCGCTTTGGCCGCTGATTGGGACAGGCTCTCACCCGCTACTGGTGCATTAAGATATTCAGCAACTAGCACATGCCAGCCAACTTGCATGACGTTTGACGCTGTTTGCTCAATTAATCCGGTTAGACTCGTGCCATCATTATCAGAGTTTTCAATCAGGTAACTAATACGGTCGGGAAACTCAGTAAAATCAGTCTCGTTAAACTTCATTCTACCTAACCACGACTTTAACGTTTGACCTGCTATTTCATCAAATTCAGCGCCACAAAGGTATTCATAATACCGCTGTATGGCTTCGGCACTTGTCTTATCAACACTAGACGGATGAGGCAATAATTCATACCCCATCGCCTTAACGAAATGGCTACCAAGCACTGCGGCACGAAGCGCCTTTATAGCCCCTTGCATATCTGTGTAATCTTGGTTGTTGATAATTGATGTTGTCGTGGTCATGATAAAGCCCTGATAATTTTGTTTAGTATAACGTAAAGGCTAGTGGTCTTACCAGTTAGAATTATTTTTCGTGTATAGTTATGGCTGAATTGATAATTAATGAGGAACGATTATGGCAAATGAAAAGTTTACAAAGGGTTATTGGGGGGTTCAGGGTGTAGAATGGCGTAATCGCCAAGTAACATGTGTTGTAACTGATGATTTTGATGTTATATCTCCTGACATTGGGATAAGAAACATTTGTGACGCATATCTAATAGCACAATCTAAAAATATGTATAGAATGTTAGTAAAAATACACGATTCCATGGCTGGAAATGGTGAGTATGGGGAATTTTATTATGATGTAAGAGAGCTACTAGCAAAAGCGCGGGGGGAGTTATAACCCCAACCGCCTAAACACCTCTGCGTCTCTAACTCTCAATTCATCGATGGTTAGTTGGCGCAGGGTCATATCACTAAACGAAGAAAGCGACAATTTGCCATCTAAAAAGAGCTTAGTTCTAGTCGCGCCTAATACATCATCAACGAACCAGCGAGGTTGCTCTAGTAACCATGTATCGTACTTGGTAGACGTTTTCAGCCTGTCAATGTCGAACGTGTCTAAATCTTTGCGACCTCGATACTTCGGTTTCTTGCCCGTTCTATTTTCGCGTTTCTCGAATTTCTCACGAGCTTCTTTCGTGTCTTTACCACCTACCGCAGGACGCAAACCGTCCGGCATTTCTTGCCCTTCGACTAGGTGCAAGATGATTGTACGACAATTACCATGGAACGGCGGATAACCTATTGGCGATTCACCTAACAGCCAGCCATCATGGTAGTGCGCATCGATACTTCTGCAAATACTCGATGTCCTATTGTCAAATTGGACAAACGGCACTTCACGGGCTATCAAGTGCTTGTTATGTTCAGCCATTTGCTGCCGACCCTGATTAGAATAAAAAGCCGTGCCTGTTCTTATTAAAAACTCAGCATCTCGCTTTAATATCCCATCGACCATTGGGCGTAAATCGTTGACCATTTCATTGACCGTCGAGCCGTTTATGTAGCCCTTTTTAACCGTGTTTTGCACAGCATCAATAAACGAGCCTTTGTTTTTATCGACATACTCAGCCCATGTGCCAACCTGTGAACGCTGCCCAGACTCAAGCGCCATCAACGCTTTATTCATCCAGTCTCTTACTTGCTGCTGTGGCGGTGTGCGTAATCTAACGTCAGCATAGCCACCAATCAACGAAGCGTAATAATTAGACTCATAGACCGCCAAGTTTGTTAGCTCTTTTGTTGACGCTTGCCAAGCTTCATTGGTTGAGTCTTGAATAGCCTTTGCAATAGCGCGGTTAACCAGACCTAACTTCGACACGCTGCCAATGTTTTCAGCGTCGAGCAGGATTAAGCGCACAGCTTTATACGCCTCAGTATAAGACGGGTATATCTGCGTGTTTAGCAATTGTGTTGCTATTCGTGCGATGTAGATGCTGTGCTGGTCTAGGTCATTGATTAGGGGCACAACAAACTCATCCCATCACTATGAATAATAATCGTTGCATAGTCATCTTTGCCTATGCCGACTGTTATTGTTTTATGCCCGTCTGATAGCAATATTTTTCTTGGTGCATCTAATGTTTTGCATCGCTTAATTAATTCAGCAAGCAATTGCTCTGTTGTGTATTCGCTCATCCGCTCAAATCCTTAACTATACTCGCCAACAATCTTATCATCTCTTGCGCATCCCCGCGATAACATTCGCCATTGGCAAGACGGCGAATATCTGCAATGCAAATCACATGGACTTTATCGCCCAGGTTGACGACGATGTGCGGCATGTTTTTAGTAATATCAGACATACCGCTATTTCTTAACAGTCTAAAGATTGAACATGAATCATATCACCCCTGACACATTCAACCGTTTTACCTGCTGAGTTTTCAATGTAGCAAGATTGATACCCTGTCTCGCCAACAATATAAGAAACCCCGCCCACCATTGTCATATTAGGATAAACGGTTACTTCAAACCGATTGTCAAACTTATAAATCTGGTAGTGTGGACAGCTAATTCCGTGTACATCTTCTTGTCCGTTTTCGAAGTGTGAGATAAATTTTACGTTAAACATGATTATATACCTATATTGTTAGTTGGTTGTTTATGACTTGACATTTCTGCTCTAATTGCATGGTGTGAGAGGTCATTATTTGATTATACAGTACTGGTCGGAGCAGTGAAACGATAAAAGTGTGGTTTAATACAATCACTGAAACAAAACAACCAAGTGAGAGAGATTATGAACGACTTTGAACTACAATGTAATTTAAACCCAATGCCAGTATTTAAAAATACCATCCAACACATGACGCTTGGAGAAATTAAAGCATTTCTTCGTGAGTTTGGAGCTGATGACAATGTAAAGCTTGAGGCTAAGACATTTAAAAAGGTAGCAGAGTTGATGGGGTATCCGGTTAAATGAAACTAACCCTCCCTCACTGGACGCGCAATCTGCCCAACGATGCGCGTCTTACATCAAAGGATTTGGCAAAGATAATGGATTGCACAACTAAATCCATTAGCCGATTAGTTAGCGAGGGTAAATTCCCCGCGGCGGATGGTGCGCACCACAGAAGTAATTCAGGTGCGCGTAAAGACAAACACTTATGGTCAATGGAG